ATTGCCACAGGAAGCTAGTAAGACTCGCGAGTTCTCACACCGAGATGAAAAGAGCCACCATTGATTGGTCCGAGGCTAGTGATCGCGTTTGGACAGAAATCTGTCGCGCGCTCTTCCCCGACGACTGGTTCGAGTGGCTCCTCATGATTCGGTGTGGTGATGTGCTAGTAGGGGGCCAAGTGGTCAACCTACCAATGATAAGCACCATGGGGAACGGGTTCACATTCCCGGTCGAAACGTTGGTCTTCTATAGCCTCCTATGTGCTCTAGCCAGACAACATGGATTCCTTGAAAGTGAGATAACGGTCTTCGGGGACGATTGCATCATACCCGAAGGTCTTGAACCTCACGTAACCGAGCTAGCCGACCTTATAGGGTGGAAGCTCAACAAGGACAAGTCGTTCTGGACGGGGGGGGTTTAGGGAAAGTTGCGGTGCGGACGCGTACCGTGGCTTGCGTCTTCGGCCTTTCAAAGTGCAAAGGCCGGACTGTACCGAACCGGAAAAGGGCAGTGATGCCCTCAAAGCCTGGACTTACATAGTGTTCAATGGAATGCTCGAGTCAGTCTTATCCGCAGGGGTAAGTGAGGACTCGGAGTCTTTGGCTCCTCTTTGGAGGTGGTTGAGAGAAACCCATGATGCCTGGGACCTTGGTGAGGTACTGATCGTACCGCCTCGGTTCTCGGATACATCTGGGGCGCGTGTCGATCTCAGTAAATACGACCCGTATTACTCCCTTATGTGGGATTGGTCGTACTATAACAGGACCGACGTGTGTAGCCACTTCCCTGTTGCCGTGAAGCTCCCCAAGTACTGTATGGGGGGTAAACGAGATCCATCGCTGATGTGGCGCTTCGATGCGCTGGCACCCGTTGTCAGTCGTCGGAAACCCGTGTGGGGGGAATACCCTTACATGTTGCGTCGCATCCGTGGGAAGCAGCAGGAGGAGGGTGTCGACTACCGAGGAAATAAGCGGTACGATGCCTGTGAGATACCTCCCTCTGGCCTAGATGGCCATGGAGAAGAACCCCGGAAGGGGTTGTTCGGGTACAGTGAAGTTAGGAGGTGCGTCCATACCTGGGCGTACTTCCTGGATTAGGCTCGCGCCTAGTTTCACCATTCCTTTTT